GGACTCCGACTTATAAAGGATTAACACAAAACACGAATCCTCGAGGGACAAATTCTACATTGAGGATAATCGTTTCCTGCAGGAAACAACAAAATGCCGGATAAAGAAACTTTTGGGGATATACTCAGGAAAACCCAGACCGTTAAGGCTCCTTCTAAACCTAAAGAAGAGCCGTCTAAAGAACTAAACGAGTTTCCCTGGGACCGTTTGGCTGATGAATCCACAAAGGCTTACGAGTTATTCTGTTTTTATCGTGATTACGGGCCGACGCGAACGTACACGGCGGTCCAGCGCAAATACTCTGGCGTAGAGTTTGACTTGACGCCTACGACACTGCGAACGTATGGGAAGAAGTTCAACTGGCCGATGAGGGCGCAGGCGTATGACGATCACATAATGGCGCAGGAGCAGTCGCAAAATGAGAAACTAATACTAAAATTCAAAAAGAAACGCGCTAAGCAGGCGCAGAAGATGATGGACAAATATTTTGAGCTAATGGAAACAGAGGATTCAGAACTTTTAACGTCAAAAGAAAAGCGTGAACGGTTTAAATTAGGATTTGATCTATTTAATGAGATTTTCCAGCTTGATAAAGATAAGAAAGTCGAGCACTCTGGAAGCGTTACAATCGTGTTCGGAGACGAGGTAAAAGACGTTTAGGAGAGCATTATGGACGCAATGGACGTAGTGTGGGTTCTAATCGTAATTGTAATCCTGGTAGTGATTTTGCGAGCGATCGGGATTCTGTAGGAGCAAAGGATGTCTAACGGTGAAACCGTAGAGAACGTCCGGAAAGGCACGAAAGAGCGACAGGACGCCTGGAAGGACAAAGTAGACAAGACGCACGAACAGAAGAAGAAGGGCGAGGTTCAGGAAGAATACGCCCAGGAGCGCTAGATGCAAGTAACCTATCTTGAAGTTGTGGCGACGATCATCCTGATTGTCGAGATACTAATCTGGTTAGGAATCAGATGAAGGTGCCGGCGCGGATTGAGACGTTAATCCAGCCAAAAGAGATGACGATGGCCGAGGATATCGCTCGTCGTTACCTTGATGATATGAAAAACCGGCTTCGGGCGGAGGAAGGAATCACTCTGCGAGTTTATTACGAGGCTGATTATGCCAATAAAGAAAAAGGGGAAGAGTAAGGGACTCAAGAAGAAAGGCGCGAAAGGGTCGTATGTTTTGACGAGTCCTAAGAGTGGAAAGGTTCTAGCGCAAGGATCGAAGAAGGCTGTGACAAAAAGAGCCGGACAGATTGCATACTTCAGAAAACATTAGGTGAAAAGTGCCAGAAAATGAACAAAAGCAGCAGCGGGTTCCGTTGGAAAAGAACGCCGGATGTTTTTGTTCCGATGAAGAAAATAGGCTCATATTAAGCGTTTCTAAAAGCGATTTTGAGAAAATTAAGGAGAAAATAAGCCAAAATTGGACAAAACGACGAAATTTTGGCATAGTTAGGGTCACAATCATGCAATCGGAGGCCAAATTAAGCCCCGTTGAACAACTTACAGGGACGATATTGCTCCGATTGGAACCGGATTAAATAGATCAATATGGCTTCAGCCAAGAGTCGGAAGATAAAATCGCCCTGGAAGCGAGATGAGCGGGTAATAGGAGATGACGATCACATTGAACTCGACCTGGGCGACGGTCCGACCCTCCGCACAGACTTTCAACCGCTTTCGAGAGATGTGGAAGCGTTGAAGATGGGCGCGGAGCCTCCTGAGTACGGCCCAATGGTTATGGGCCGTGAAATCCACCCCCGACACTTCCCCCAGGCAAGTTTTGTGCCTGCCTTCACCGCGAAGGAGCGGTATCTTGTTTTGCACGGCGGAGCCGGTGCTGGTAAGTCTATAGCAGCGGCCCAGAAAGTGATAATGAAAAGTCTGAAATATCCCAATTCTATGACCGTCGTGATGCGTGCGTGGTCGCCTCGACTCCGGGTTACTGCGTTCCGTATGCTCAAGGAAATCTTAAATGAAAACATGATTCCCTACCACGTCAACAACACCACGATGAAGATCGACTTCCCGAACGGGAGCACGATTCATGGGATGGCGATTGTTGATTCACAGGGCGGCGAGATTGCAGCCTCAATCAAGTCACTGACTGATATCAGCGGGATGTGGATTGAGGAGCCAACAGAGCTTTCATTAGAGGAGTTTGAGATGATCCGGATGCGACTCAGAGGTAGAGAGCTTCCGGAGGGACAGTCGCGACAATTAATCCTGACATTCAACCCGATTGACCGAAACCACTGGCTGCACGAGATGTTCTTTAACGAGATGGATGACCCGATGGAAGATGAGGACACGCGGATTTTCCACTACACCTTTGAGGATAACGAGTTTATTGATGCGGCATACAAGAAGATGCTCCTCGGAATCAAGGATCAGAACCGCTATAACGTTTACACGCTTGGCAAGTGGGGCGAACTGGGTGCGATGGTCTACGATCGGTGGAAGCAGTGGGACTTTAACTCACAGGAGATGAACTTTGACACAATTATTGGAGGAGCTGACTTCGGGTTTTCTCACCCGTCTGCCTTTTGTGTACTGGGAATTGACGAGTCGAAACACGAAATATACGTCATTGATGAGGTGTACCAGCACGCGGCTCTCAACAGAGACTTCATCGACTCAATCAAATCTAAACTCAAGCAAAACGGAATTGAGACTACTATCCCCATCTACTGCGACGCCTCAGAGCCAGCCTCAATACAAGAGATGCGGCAGCATGGGCTGAACACGATAGCGGGACAGAAGAACATCCTTGACGGCATATCCTCGGTTCGACAGTACTGCGTTCGTGTGCATCCTCGTTGTGACAGTTTCCTTAGCGAAATCAGTGGCTATACGCGCCAGAAAGACCAGCAAGGCCGCGTTTTAGAAATGCCGAACAAAAAGGCAGGATTCGATGATCTTATGGACGCTATGCGCTATGCGGTTTACACCTACTCATTATCACAAAAACTCTACACGACCGTCATTCCGTCGATCCGGCGCGGCAGAGGGAGATACGATTTTATTGAAATGGCAGGAGAGTAATGATGGCTCCGAATAAGAGGAGAAGAAAGCCAGGGGCCGGAAGGCCACGATCGGAATTTGGCGAGATAGGCAAGCCTGGACTAAGGGAATTTGGCGGCTATATCAGAGAAGAGTGGCTGCCTGCACTAACAGGCCGTCAGGGCGTCCGTGCGCTCAAGACCATGATCGGCACGGATGCAACGGTAGCCGCAATCGGCACCGCTACAAAGATGGCCGTGCTGCAGGTGAACTTCTTTATGCAGCCAGGGGGCAAAAGCGCCAACGATCAGAAGGCGTCTGATTTTATCGAGCATTGCATCTTCGATTGGCTTGACACATCATGGCAGCAGAAACTCCATGAGATCCTGACCTGTGGTGACTTTGGCTGGTCTTTATTTGAAAAGGTCATGGAACGCCGAGATGACGGCACAATAAGCTGGGCGAAGTGGGGATTCAGGCCACATGAAACCCTATTGAGGTGGGAACCTGACCCGAACACCGCCGAGATCATCGGCTTCAACCAGCAGATTTATTATCCCGCTTCAGAGGTTCTGTTGATCCCGCTGGAGAAATGTATTCATTTCACCCTTAACGCGACCAAAGGCAACCCAGAAGGCACCAGTTGGTATAGAGGAGCCTATATGGCCTGGTATGCCAAGCATAAGCTTGAGCTCATTGAGATGATCGGCATTGAGCGGAACATGGCCGGTCTACCCGATATCAAGATCCCTGCCGAGAACTTCCTGCCTAAGAACAAGAAGGTTCTGAAAGTCTATCAGGACATGGCAGATAACGTTCACCGAAACGAGGATGCGACGTTCGTTACACCATCGGACGTGTGGCCAGGGACAAGCATCCCCATGTTTCAGATTGGATTGGTAGGCGGCCAACAACTGACCACCAGGGGGACGGGGCTGCCTACCATTCAACCTATAGCACGATATCAGGCGGAGATTGCGCGATGTCTCCTTGCCGACTTCATGTTGCTTCCACAGGGCGGACCAGGCTCATACGCCCTGTCGAGCAACAAATCAAGCTTCTTTGTAATGTTTATCGAATCTATCTGCGATCTGATCTGTGACACGATCAACAAGCAGGCGATCCCTGAGCTCGTTGAGCTCAATCAGTTCGGTGATCTCACCGATATGCCAAAACTTGTGCATGGGAACGTCTCGAAGACTGACGTAGGCGTGCTAGGCAAGCTCCTCGCAAACCTCTACAAGGCCGGAGCGGACTCGATCTTCCCGAACGATGATCTGCTTAACGCGGTTATGGAAGAGGCGGGGCTGCCGGATGTGGACACATCACAGAATGAGCTCGAGGTAGAGAAAGAAAAGAAGGCTATGGCCGCAGCGACGGCAGTTACACCAGAACAGGCTGAATGGGTAGAAACAGGCCCAGACGGAAAACCAGTACCAGTTCCGGCAAACATTAAGCGAGCGGCGCCTGCTGCTTCAGCGATGAAAGCACAGCCGCCTCAGAACGTGGCGCAGACGAAAGAGACACAGGCACAGCAGAAAAAGCGAGCAAAGAAACCGACTCGCGCACAGGATCGCAGAAATTTAGGTAATATGTAAGCCCAGAGGTGGGTCACATGACAGATGAAACCGACAAATATGGAATGCAGATGGCGGGGATGACCATCACACCTGGGCTCCTCAGCCAATTTAACGACCGACAACTCTCACAGGAGTGGGAGATGCACAACGAATGGTCCAAAGACGCGACAAGAATGCAAAAATCAGCCAAGGCATATTCCACTCCTGGTGAGATGATTTTTGACGAGTTGCAGCGAAGAGGGATCAGAATTAACCTGCGTCTTCCATTAGTTCCTAAAGACTTCCGAGTTGAAGGAACTGAAGAAGAACTAGCCAAAAGCGGCCTTCCGATGGCGGCTGCAGGAACCAGCTGGGATGCTGGTGCTGCACGCGCTGCGCTAAAGAAATGGGCCACCAAAGGCGATGGAACGATTGACGTTGCAAAATATGGTAGGGCTTTTCTATTTCACGGAACGCCAGCTAATCTGCTCGGGTCGTATAAGTTTCCTATAGCGACCATTATCAATGGGAAATTAACCGCTGTACCTAACGCGATCCGTGCGGCAAAAGGTCGTTTGGCTGGAAGCAGTATTCCTGCCGCTGCTAAAGCACGGATCGCGTCTATCCTAAGTGGCTATTCGAGCCGATTGGGATGGAACGATCTTCACAAGTCAGACGTCAAACCACTACACCCAGTCATAAAAGATGACCAACCACTCGTTGCCTTCGTAAGCGGTTCGCCAGACTTTGACGAAGCAATGAGAAATGAACCGATTGTAGGCGTCGCGGGCAACATCTTTGCCAAGCGTTACCTCGAGCCTCTTGGCCTCGCTAAAAGCGACGTGGCCATACTTCACCAAGTCCCCGTCCTCCTCAAAGGATTCGACGGCGGTGCTCGAGGACCCACACCACAGGAAGTCCTTGAATGGAAAGAGTGGGTCGCTGACGAGCTTGATACGCTCGCTCCAGACATAACAATCGCGCTTGGCCATGGGGTCGGCGAGGCCGTACCTGCTGACTTCACGCTACCGCACCCCAAAGTCCTGATGAAATCAGGCTCACAGATGCGCGACGCCTACACTACGGATGAATTGAACCGCAAACTAGGGGTTATTAAGGAATATCTCGATGAACGTCGAGAAGCGGCTGTTAGCGAGGTGCTAACGCCGGAAGAACCGAATAACGGTAATCAGGGCGAACAGTATATGAGGAAGTCCGCCCTTGATAACAATGAACATCAATTCAGCTTGTTTACGGCTGATGAACCAGATAAACGGAATCTGATCTTCGGGGTTGTTTATAAGCCGGACACACTCGACTCGCAGAAACAGTGGGTGCCTCCAGAAGTATTGGAAGATGCAGCCCAATGGTTTATGAAGCATAGTCAGTTGACGGATACCGAACATCAGGAACTGGCCGGAGCTAGGATTGTTGAAAGCTACATCGCGAAAACCGACGAAAATATCTACGGACGCGATGTTCCGAAGGGCAGCTGGGCTGTTACCACGGAAGTTAGCGATGACCTGAAAAAGGACATCGACAACGGCCTGTATAACGACTACAGCATGTTCGGGAAGTCGATGGCACTTTATGGGGCTGTTCCGCCAGGCTATGAACCTGCGAGTGACGAGGAGCGCATGGCTATTGCCAAGTTGGAGAAGGTGAGGCCAGTCACGCTAGGATTTGTCAACGATGGCGCGGCTAAGGAACCGTTCATAATCGTGAAGTGCTCAGGCGCCGATTGCCCATTGGAAAATGCTTAGAGACAAACAGGAGATGTGTATATGGGCAAAAAAACCCAGGACACGCCTTTAGACCCGTTACTGGCCAGTCGAATTGAAGAGATTCTTTCAAAGGCTTCGCTAGACGATGCAAGCAAAGACAGAGCACGAATTGGATTTGCTGCGCTTGCACCGATAGCTGACCAAGCTGATGTTATGAATAGTCTCAAGGACTTGCTCAGTGGCGAGATTGACGTTCCACCGACGACTGAAGAGCCGTTGGCTAAGAGCGTTACAAAGGACACAGAAAAGTCCGAGGAGATTAATATGGAAAAGAGCGACATTTCAGAGAAAGTCTCTGAGATTGCCGACGAAGGACTCCGCACGGCTGTAGAAGCCATGCTCAAGAAGAGCGCGGAGGACGAGAAGGCAAAAGAGGAAGCTCTAGCAAAAGCAGCAAAGCTTGAAGACGAGAAGAAGACCGAGGAGTTTATGAAAAAGGCATCTGAATTTTCGCACCTGCCTTCTGAAGGACTCGGAGAGCTTCTAAAGAGCATTGCTGACAAAGCTCCGGAAGAGTATGAAAAACTCGAGGAGATGCTTAGAGCGACTGAGACGAACATGGCCAAATCTGCCGTTTATAAGGAGATTGGCAAGGAACAATACAAGTCGAGCAAAGTAGAAGAGACAGTGAACGCTCGCGCTGCTGAGATAATGGCTAAGTCGGAAGGCAAGGTCAATAAGGTGGCAGCGAAAGCGTTGGCATGGACGCCTGACTCCTACCAAGAGTGGCTTGACGAAGAGAAGAGGGGATCGTAATGGCTGGAGATATCCCAGGCGATCAATATACACTACCAGCGTACGCGGATTACCGAAGTTACCAGTATTACGCCGTCTACCTAGACAGCGGCGGACGCGCACGCAAATGTTCTACCGGCGCGACCAGTGCAGTCTTTGGAATCCTCCAAGACCTCCCTAGCGCACAGGATGTTCCGTGTAACGTAATGACGCACGGCAAGTCCTACTGTGTCTATGGCGGAAGTGTCACTGTTGGACAGAACCTTACAACCAATTCATCGGGACAGCTCGTAGCTGGGGCATCACCCACTACTGACGTTGTGGTAGGCGTCGCAGGCATTTCTGGTGACAGTGGGGACATAGGTGAGGTTTACCTTGACATACAGAGTGGCAGTCCACCTGGAGTCAGTGCAGGGAACCCAGTTATCAACCCAGTCAAAATAGCCTTGAACGGTATCACCACAGGCGCAGCGATTGTGTCCGGCATTCCGGTCAGCGGAGCAGGTCATGTCACCGGCTTCTATATGGTAGTTGACACGGTGGCGACGCTCAGTGCGAAGGCGGCGACGATAACGCTCAGCACGGACGCGGGAGCAGTAACGGGCGGCGTTCTTGCGATGACGTCGGCGAACTGCAAACTGACAGCGGCTGTCGCATCGACGGCAATCAGCGGCGCGAACTCGGCTATAACTGCGAGTAGCACGATAACCTTGACAGCGAGCGCAGTCACATCATTTGCGGGTGACGCGGGGTATGTCTGGTTCTACTTCGTTACTACGGCCTAAAGGAGGTGAAGAAAGATGCAACCAACGCAATCAATGATTCACACGAATGTTCCAATCACGGAATTTTCGGAAATGTACCGACAGCAACAGACCGCCTTTATCGCGGATCGACTTGCACCCAATCTTGGCCTCCCTAACAAGACTGACATCTACTACACGTACAGTCAGGCTGACTTCATGAGAGATGAAGTCAAAGAGAGGGCCGCTGGTACTGAATCACAAGGAACCGAATACGGACTAAGCTCAAGCGATTATAAGTGTCAGAGGTGGGCCTTGCACAAAGACCTGACCGACGAAGACGTTAAGATCGCTGACTCGATGCTTGACCTCCACCAGGACGCGACGCAAATCCTCATGGATAAGATGTTGCTCAAGAGAGAAACCAACCTTATCAGCACTGTCTTCAAGACAGGCGTTTGGACGGGAGCTCTCGCTGGGACTGACATCACTGCAGCTGCCCACGGCAACGAGTCGTGGACCAGTAGCAGCCAAGTGGTTTGCCTTTGGAGCGACAAGACCAACAGTACTCCAGTGACCGATATCGTGAATGCGTGCTACGACCAAGCTGAGATCACAGGACAGATGCCTAACACGCTTGTTCTTGGTCCCAGAACGTTCCTAGCACTCAAGAACCACCCTGATATCAAACAGCAATATATGTACACCAGTCCGGACTCCATCACGACCGAGATGCTTGCTCGCGTATTGGAGATCGACACGGTTCTTGTACCAACAGCAATCAGCAACACCTACAAGAGGAAAGTAGCTGGCACGAAGTCTATGTCCTATCTGTGGGGCAAGGACGCGCTTCTATGCTATGTGGCTCCGAGAGTCGCCCTAAAGACGGCTACCTCGATGCTGACCATAACATGGAACAACGCACCTGGCGCAGCCGCAGGCGGACAGGCCATCAGCACAATACCGATACCTGAGAAGAAAGTCGAGAGAGTCGAAATTGAGGCTTTCTGGACTCAGAAGGTTATCGGGGCTCCGATGGGCGCTTACTTCAGCAGCGTAGTGAGCTAAACAAAATAAAGCGGAACACGGTGAGAAACATGCACTTCACATATGGCGGCGTCTTAACTGACACGAACGGAGCAGCAGACAAACCCTTAGACTGGGTGCGGTTTCTCATCGGAGACACCGCTGTAAATGATACACAAAACCAATTACTCTCCGACGAGGAGCTTCTAGCACTCATCGGAACTGAAACAGACAAGGACGCTCTTCACGCTCCTGCAGCAGATGCGGCAGAAGCCATAGCCACAATGTTCAGGAAATTCCCACCTACGCGAGTAGGCGGCCTGGCAAACAAAGACCCACGATATATCGTGGAGCAATACGAGCTATTGGCTGAGGTTCTAAGGAGCCATATCGGCAACACTCCGATGATCTACGCGGGCGGCCTTGATAAGCCGAAGGCGTTTTACTCAGAACAATGGGAGGACACCAGCTGGTGACGAGAATACCGCTCTATCTGGACCTACCTGACGTAATCGAGATTCAGAGCAAGCCCGACGATGCTACCACTGGTGGCGGCTGGGAAAACCGCTGGCCGACGTTCGCTGAGCATGTGCGGGCCGAAGTGATCCCGACTAATGCCGAAGAAGTAATTATTGGTGACAGGCCGCAGGCCGAGATAGTTTACTCGATTATCATACCGGCCAAGGTGAAAGGGCTTCTTTCATCAATGCGAATCATCTGGAAAACACGGGAGCTTTATATCACCGCTATAATGCCAGAGATCGCGGAGAATGGCGTCCAGATTGTCACCGCAAGAGAGCGGCAATACGATCCTGAAATGACGTAACGGAGGTGATTGCGATGACGAATGCAAGCGATGTTCAGGCTGTAATCACAGCGATCAACACAGTAGAAACTGATTTAGGAACGACCTCGGAATGGGTTTACTTGACTCTCAAACGAATGAAAGCAGACCTGTATCGAATCAAGAGAGGCGTCTAAACCCTAGATCAGCGATTGACTCACACGAAAAGGTGGAAGGAGGTAAAAACGTATGGAGTCTAGTGCGGTCTATTTAACAGACCGAAATAACAAGCCTATATTATTCGCGCATAAAGTGCGTGCAATAGGCGCCCTGACGAAAGGGGAACTGGTTTATTTTAACGGCTATCTCAATGGCTATCCTACGGTAGCTGCAGCCGACGGTTCCGACGTTACCAAGCCCGCGCAGCTTGTGATGCTGAGGGCAGTAGCAGATGGGCAAGTAGGCGAAGCGAAAGGGGTAGCCACTGTCGGCGACTTTGACACATCAGCTCAGTCAGTAGGTGATCTGGTGTATCTCAACGTCACCACGCCAGGCAGCATTCAATATACCGCGTCAACTGACACAGGAACGCAGGTTCAGCCGATTGGCGTAGTAGCAATCGCAAGCACCACAGGGTCGATCTACTTCTACCCAGGGATCTCTTTCGAGACTCAGCTGGGCGGCTCGTATATACAGAGTGGCGCGATCACCAACTCAAAGCTCTCATCGACGGCAGTCACTGCGAACAAGGTCAACACTGGCGTTCAGAAGCTGGCAACTGCAACAGTCACATTCGCTGGAGCAGCCCCACTGATAACAATTCCCGCAAATTCAATCGTCACCGACGTTATGACGGTTTGTACAGAGACGTTTAACGGCACAACGCCTGCAGTAACTATTGGTGATGATTCAGTCGCAGCAGGATTCTTAACGCTGGGCTTGGCGACAGGACTCACCAACGGCGTCGTGAAAGGAGAAATAGCATCAGAGCGAGGCACATTGCTTTGGGTGCCAGGCGTGCTAAGCGGAGGCGATTGGACAGTCACACAGGGAACGTACACGCCGAGCTCTTGGGAAGTAACTGCGTTACACGTAGATGGCACTACGCACAGTATGGACACAAAAACGCAAGGCTCAGGAGCAGGATCGCTGAGTGCAGGGTCACAAACCAAGACTGCAGCAAGCATGACAACGTGGGGATCACCACGGCGAAAGTATTACGCCACGGCAAATCATATAAACGTGACAATCGGCACTACAGGAACGCCAACAACCGGCGCTCTGACCGTGATGATGACCTATCTGGTGGTGGCGTAAATGCAGCCGGTTAAAATCTACGGCATCTATGACGACGGCACCACAGAAGGTTCGACAGTCCCGTTAAAAATTGGCTCAGATGGGTCACTTGACATTGGTTCGCTCAAGGCGTCCGTTGATGCACTGAAGACGTCAACAGACGCTCAAAAGACGTCAACAGATGCACTGAAGACGTCAGTAGACTTGCTCACGACAGCGGTTAACGCTCTCGCGGCAAAAATGTAAACAGGAGGATTAAGATGACAGCAGATTCGGCGAAATGGTTTTACCTGGGCGTAAAACATATATTGAAGGGGGAGATTCCGTGGGTAGCAAGCAGCTCATCGTTTAAGATGGCTCTCTACACTACGTTTGTCCCAACGCAAGCGAGTGATGAACTCTATGCTGCCGGAAGCACACCGGCAGGTTGCACGGAAGTATCCGGCGGCGGCTATACCGCAGGCGGCACGACTCTTACGAGTGTGGCTGATCCGGCGGTTTACTCGACGACGAATTACAGTCTCTCGTCAGCCGACGCACTATGGTCAGGCACGATGACGTTTACTGGCGTCAATGGTGCTGTGATCTATTACAACGGCGCGACCAAGTATCTTCTCGGCTACATAGCTTGGGGTACGACAAAGGCAGCACAAGGCGGCAATTTCACGGTTCAATGTCCAGCCGCAGGTTGGTTCGAGCAACCAGTAGGCTAATCGAGCCTCCTTTAGGGGCGCCTAGCGGAGGCTCTAAATGGAGTATAAGGAGTGCGAGCGCTGCTTTGGGTACTGCTGTATAAGCAGCCCTTCGCACCGTTATACTGCCTTGACCGAAGTTGATATACGTGCTATAGCGAAGCATTTGAGAATCCCCCTAGAGCGCTTTAGGGAAGAGTATGTAGTGGAGACTCCAGAAGCGCTCATGTATGACCACGCACCATTTGCGAGGGCGCACATCAAGCGCCTTCCGTCCTCCCCTTGTCCTTTTTTACGCTCAGGACTGTGCGGGATCAATTCAGTTAAGCCTGAGATATGCCGCAATGCCAAGCCGGTTCCATTAATGGGTGACGTGACGTGCGCGATGTGGAATAAAGTAAGAGCTGGAGTATAATGGCTGGCGTTCAAACCTTCATGGGGTCGTTCACGGCCAAGACCGGAACGGGAACGCAGCAAACCACCGGCATAGGTTTCACTCCAGCAGCGATTATCTTCTGGTATGATTTTGGCACCACAACCGCAAATACGTGGCACAATACGGCAGGGCAAGGACACGGTTTTGCGGCGTTCGATGGAACAAACTACACGAACGCTGGAACAAGTTACGCCGCAGAACTCTTCGCTTCCTCTCACGCTTGCGTAAACCAGTCCTTCTCAAGCGGTAGTTATTGTCTCTATGCTGGTAACTATGCCGGAACAGCGCAAGTTGAGGCAAGTCTGACTGCCGTGGCAAACGGTTCGTTCACCCTTACCTATGCCGTCGCCGCTGCATCAGCGTTCACAGTTAATTATCTCGCTATCGGTGGAAACTGCACGAAAGGATACGTCAAGAAGTGGGCATTTCCAGCATCCGGTACAACTCAGGATGTCGCCGTAACCGGCGTAGGATTCAAACCGCAATGTGTCCTCCACGCGAGCATTGATGAGGGTACTGACCCCGATACAAGTGGATGGGCCGTCATTGCTTTCGGCGCGATGGATGCAGCCGGAAACCAATGGGCTACATATAACGTTCAAAATTCTGCTTCATCAGCGGTAGCTAACCGCGTTCAAACCAACGCGAGCTGTGTCTGGTGGACTGACGGTGAAACGAGCGTCAGTGAAAAAGCGACCTACAAAAGCATGGATACTGACGGGTTTACCGTCAATTCCACTGCAAATGACGGACAAGCCACGGTGATCTATTCACTTTGCCTCTATGATGCGACGCCAAACGAGATGGGCGTGGGATCATGGGCAAAGACAACCGGAGGCAACGGATCAACGGATGCCGTCACCACGCCGGTTACATACCAGATCAACGGCATGATGTATTTCACCGACTCTTACACCGTCAATACTGCGCTGCAAACCGGCGGACGTTGTAGTATCGGTGGTTCCGACGGAACACATCTCGGCAGCATCGTCGAATCTACCAAGACCGCAGCGGCCACTCCTCTCGCATATGGTGCGTTTTACAACAATAATGCGCTTGTTATCGCAGATAATGATACAAAAACGAATAATTCACTCCTAACGGCGAACACACTCAACGCAAACGGCACCGTCACGGTGACATGGGGAACCAGCGCAGCGGTGGCGACGCAGGTTTTATATGTCGCGTTCGGCGTCGGTGCTGGTGATGTAACGGTTGCGGGAGCCACAGCAACATCCAGCTTCAACGCCAACGCCCCTTCATTACTTGTCAATGATGTTGACGGCGCGACGGTCACAAATTGTCAAGTTGAATACATTGGCACCAGTTGGCCAACTTCAGGAACCGCCGTCACCAATATAGGGCAGTCTACAGGGAACAACGCGACTGCCACAGCGAATGAATATTATCTTAATCCGAGCAGCCAAGCTCAGGCGTGGAGAATCCCATTAGGAGCCAATGACATAATCTCGACGGCACGTTGGGCGGCCATTGATAACCCAACGAGTCTTACCTTTGAGGTTGGGTTCAGCATTGACGGCACGATTGAAGCAGGGCGGCATTATTTACTCGCTAAGGTAACTACAGCCCCTGCCGGTTGGGGCGTTTGGTTCAGTGATGATGGATCACTCGCTTGTTCAAGAGACGGAACATCGAGCTATCGCTTTTATTTGACGACTGGATCGCTGGTTGCGAACGGCCATAAATATGTCCTTCAGGTCCACTGGGATATGTCGGCGACCACGAACGCGCCGGTAATGCGCCTATCAACTGATGGAGCCGCCTTCACGACGCCTTCTCTTACAGCGTCGGGAACCGCGACCGCGTGGGTCAACGATTCGACCAGCGGAACGTTATCCATTGGCTTCTCGACCAGCTATCCACGAGCTATTACGGTCTACTATTGGAGGCTGCATATCGGCGTCATTCTCTCCGACGCGGTATTAAACGCGAATGATACTGCGAGCAAGTGGAGGCTTTATGATGCAAGAATTGCCGCAGCCACCGCTACCGCGAACTTCAACGCTAATGCGGGAGTAATTTCTGTAGTAACTCCATCCGTTACTGCTACCTCAAACTTCAACGCTAATGCGGCATTGATTGGAGCTGCAACAGCAGCAGCGACTGCTACCGCTAACTTCAATGCGAACGTTCCGTCTCTCGTTTGGGACGTAGTAACAGCCGCAGCTACCGCAAGCTTCGAGCTTGATGCCAACGCTGGACTGGTTGGAGCGGCTACGACCGCACCCGCTGCGACCGCTAGCTTCAACGCGAACGTTCCGTCTCTCGTTTGGGATGTGGTAACGACAGCGGCAACAGCAAGCTTTGAGTTTGATGCAAATGCTGGGTTAGTCGGCGCCGCAACAACCGCACCTACAGCTGAACTCGACTTCAATGCCAATGCCGCTGTGATAAGCGTCGTAACTCCAGCAGCTACCGCTACTGCAACATTCGACGCTAATACAACCGCAATCAACGTAGGAACTGACGCTATAGCGGCCACTCTGACGTTCAATGCGAATGTCCCGACGGAGGAATGGGACGTAGTGGTTCCGGCAGTTGAGGCCATTGCTAACTTCAATGCGAATACCACGGCGGTTGATGTAGGAACTACGGCCCCTACTGCTGCCGCGACCTTCAATGCCAACGTTCCGTCGGCAGTCTGGGATGTAGTAACGACGGCTGCAACCGCTTCCGTAACCTTCAATGCAATCTCGCCGCTGGTAGGCGTAACCACCCCTGGAGCGACAGCTGAACTAGACTTCAACGCCAATGCTGCGCTAATTGACGTAGTAACTGCCGCAGCAACGGCAGCACTTACGTTTAATGCTAATGTTCCAACCGAGGAATGGGACGTAGTTGTTACAGCGGCAACAGCCATTGCTAACTTCAATGCGAATACCACAGCTGTAAATGTAGGGACTACCAGCGCAGCAGCTCAGCTCAGCTTTAATGCCAATGTCCCCTCTACAATCTGGGACGTCGTAATATCAAGCGCCACAGCCACCGCGACGTTTAACGCCAACGCGGGGCTGGTTGGCGTAGGCACTTCGAGCGCTACAGCTGAGCTTGATTTTAATGCTAACGTCGCATTGATAGGCGTCGGAACGCAGGCAGCGACAGCGACTTTCGAGTTTGATGTAACCGACTGGACTGTAGTTACCGCATACGATGTCGTTGTCACCGCAGCAACGGCAGTGGCATCCTTTGCGTCGAATGCGCCATTAGTAGGCGTCGGTGCTATTGGAAGCACAGCGCAGCTGAGCTTTAACGCTAATGTAGCTAGTGCAGTCTGGGATGTGATAATCTCAGCCGCTACAGCCTCTTTGGAGTTTGACGCAAACACAGGCGTCGTAGGCGTCGGGACCACAAGTCAAACTGCACAGCTGAACTTTAACGCGAATGCAGGATTAGTTGGCGTCGGCCTCGTAGCAGCAACAGGCACCTTCCAGTTTAATGCAAACATCGTTGCGGCAGCTGAAGATGTCGTGATAATGGGCGTCACCGCAGAGATGACGTTCGCTGCTAATTCACCTTTGATTGGCGTCAGCGTTCTAGGAGCAGCTTCGCAGTTAGGCTTCAATGCCAACGTAGCGAACGCCGTGTGGGACGTGGTAACTGAGGTTCCCCCAGCTCTCTTGGAATTTAATGCCAATACATCAATCGTAAGCGTGGGGGTGCTAAGTGAAGCTGCCCAGCTAGAGTTTGCCGCAAATACCCCATTGATTAGTGTTATTGTTACTGGCGCCACAGCACAAACCCAGTTTGATGCTAATGTAGGCTTGGTTGGCGTAGTGGTTCTCGGACAAACTGCAATCGCTACCTTCGATGCGAATGTCCCCATAGCGGCGCTGGATGTGATTATTGCCGGAGCGACAGCGGTGATGCCGTTCGACGCGAATGCGGCACTCATTGGTGTAGGTACTCTTGGTTCTACAGCTGAACTCACATTCAATGCAAACGCGGCAAGCGTGACCTGGGATATCCTAATCGCAGGGGCAACTGCTTTTCTGGACTTCAATGCAAACGCTTCTGTCGTAGGTGTAAGCACTCCAAGCGCGACTGCCACGGTTCAGATGGATGCGAACGCGGCCCTAGTTGGCGTGAGCGCTGTAGGAACATCGGCACAGTTCACTTTCGGCGCAAACTCAGGACTCGTAGCGGTCAGTGTATTAGGCACCACAGCCACTTTCGAGTTTGAAGCTATCATCGGTTTCGTTCCACAGGACATATTCGTAACCGCAGCTACAGCAGTTCTTGAGCTTGAAGCGAATCCTGCATTGGTTGGTGCAGGCGTAGAAGGCACAACAGCAGAGCTTGATTTTGACGTTAACGCGCCGATTATCAGTGTAGGCGTCAATGGCGAAACGGCGATCACAGGGTTTACCGCAAATGTTCCAGTAGTCACCATTGAGTATATCGGCACGGTGATTCATTTGATTGGAACCTCGTCTAGTACGCACGCGGCTACAGGATCAAGTGCTGAAGCGGTCGAACTGGAAGGAGATTCGACTGAAACAGCTGGCGTAGAAGGATTGACTTCAGAAACTATTAAGCTCGAAGGTGAGTCATTAGATACGGTTGAGTTAGAGGGGACAAAATGACATGATGCACTATCAGGATATTGGCGTAGACGAACCGATTGTCGCAGGAGAATATACGCGGATCACGGCGGACATTTATACCGATGATACTAAAACCGTGCTTGATCCGACTCTCGCAACTGGCGTGATAACGTGGACGCTCATGGGCGGTCTTGGCGATCTGGTCGTGAAGACCTCAGAAACTGAGGGAGGGATCACCGTTGACAGTCCTACTGCTGGCTCGATTATCATAGAGATATTAGAAGTAGATACTGAAGGATTCTCGCCAGGGGAATACACGCACAGGGCCGAGATTGAGATATCTAGTCACAAGAAAGGTTTATTCGAGGGCATTTTCAGGATGGAATAAGCAAACCTATAAGTTAAAAAAAAGCGTTAAGGTCAGCAGAAAATGGTATTCGACGTTTATGTGGAAGATGAGGCTTGTATTGCCTCATTGATGGCACTTGCCGCCGAAGCTCCGATAATGTGCGCGGCGGGAGTAAATCTCGCTCTGGAAGAAGGAAAAGAGATGGCGGAGGCGGATATTAAGGTTGATACCGGCGCAGCTAGATCCCTCATTGATATCATTCCGGCTACGCCGACCACTATTTTTGATGCTCAGCTGCGTTCAATGGCCGACTATTCTGGCTACATAGAAAATGTTGAAGGGGGGCCGTTCGCTAGGAGCCCAGGTTCAAGGGCGCCCCCTGCAAGCGCGTTAATGGGCTGGGCTTCGCGGCACGGCAGCACCGAAGGCTATACTGACCAACAGTTTGCATACGTTCTCGCTAGGTCGATTGGCGAGAAAGGTGTAGAGAGCAAACCATATATCGCGTATTTAGCCAAAGAAAAACTACCTGCATTGCTTGAAGCGCAGGTTACACTTGCATTAGATGAGCTGGCGGGAGTGTCGGCACTATGACGGCAATGCGATCTGCAGCATACGCATTGCAGGTTGCAGTTAAAGATCGCGTACAAACCTACCTCCCAACATGGCCAATATCAGAAAAGACGCAGAAGAATAAGAAACCCCCATATATTGAATTATACGATATCTCAATGGTTTCTAGCCTGGATACTAAGACCACCAAAGCCGAGAGAATTAGGCTGACCATCAGGGTCTTTGATGAGGGTGAAAATTCAGATGCGGTCAAAGACGCTATTGATGACATTATGCAGGCGATAAGCAGTAGCAACTTGTCGCTTATTGACAATTTTATTTGCTACCTTCAAATTCACGAACGAACCGTTCCAAGTGTGCTCCAACGCGACAACAAGACGTGGATGGGGTCAACTACTTGGCAGTTCAGTATCAGGCAGGCGTGAAGTCCTAGAACCGAAAACCGAACTAAATCAGTTGTTTCCTACAGGAAACAACAAACCAGGGGTGAATATAGAACATGACAGGCGAAATTCCGCTGATTGGAACGGACGTTCTGTTGCAGGTTTATACCGGCAGCATATACGAAACGGTCTTTGGTCAGCGTGGATGCACTTTGAACCTAAAGATGACCACTGTTGCTGTGAACTGGAAAGGTTCAGGCCGGTGGACAAACAGAGTGCCAGGCGACCGTGATTGGTCAATGGATTTGACCGGCATGCACTGGCTCCAGAGCGACAATGCAACGTGGGAATCGACAATTATGTTTCTGAAGGACTCGTTTATTGGCTCAGAGACAGTTAACCGACTTAGACTAAAGATGCTCTTCCCAGGCGGCTACGCTGCTTCCGGCTACGGCTATATGGAGACTATGACGCTCGATGAGCCGGTCGGTGCTGAGGCGACGCTGAAAGGGACATTTGTTGCAGACGGCGCATTAACATTCGCTTAGGCGGGGGTGACAGGAAATGGCGGTTATAACGCCTATAACTCCGACCCAGATCACTAGCGCCGGTGTCCAGCAGACTCTAGCAGCGGCTACCGCTTGCGGTGACAAGTTTAAACCACAGGCAAACCACGACTTTATCGTAGTCAAGAATGGCTCTTCAGCAGCAATCACCGTAACCATCCCCAACCAGGCAGGAGGCGACGACCTTGTGGTCACTGTCGCAAAGCTGGCAGATGGGGCGGACAGCAACAAAACTATCGCTTTCGATTCGGCGTATCCCATCACAGATTACATTGACAGCGATGGCTACGTGAACATCGGCTACAGTCTGGCTACTACAATAACAGTCGGAGTATTTAGAGCGAATTAAAAGAGGAGGTTAAGATGACTTCAGTTGATACAAGAGTCCCCACAAAAATAGTGGCGACTGGGATCGACCAAGATACATACATCACACAGCCAAGCTATTCTACCGTTCAGTTTGCACCCAATGGAAACAAGAATCTAATTGTGATTTCTTGCTCCAGTGGCACGGCTGTCGTGACGGCAAATGCAGTAACGGCGTGCAACATGCCGCTTGCGTGCTATCAAGGCTCCGTAGCGGGGAAACCTAACGACCACGGCTTGCACAACTTTGTGATGAGCGTGGATTCTGGAGCTACCAGTCCAGAAACGTTCGTGCTTCCGTATGTTGACCACTACACCGATGACACCGGATTGGTGACATTGACGGTGAGCTCAACACTGGGTAACATGAAGATCGGCATATTCGAGATGCCTTAAACGGTGAGGGTGTATGCCAGCACGAAAGGCAGGGAGCGGGACAGACGGGCTTAGAAAATCGAGAGGAGGAAAAGTTATGAAGGGGGCAGGACCGGATACGTCAATTCCCGTGAATTTTAAAGACGGGGAACGGCGTATCGACTTTAAAATGGGCGCAATAGAAGCGATAGAAAGTAGCTATCCGGACCCAGATACCGGCAACCCAACCACACCGATATCAGTTATTCTCAGGTGGCAGAAAGGTGGCTTCGGGATGTCATGGTCACAGCTCAAGGTTTTCCTATGGGCGGGGCTTCTTTGGGAAACGCCTCACTTACGAAAGGATGAGCTTAATGACATGATGGAACTTAAAAAGGTCAAGTACTATTCAGATCAAGTCGATGAAGCCCTAAAACTGGCGTTCGGAATTTCAGATGAAGATATTGCCAACGCGCAAGCAGCTGCAGATGACCAGAAAGCGCAAGAGGCAGTAGAAAAAAATGGAGCCTTGACTGGCGAGAGTTAAAAAATCAGGCATACGGGTTCTTAAATTTACGTCCCCGCGAGTTTTGGTGGGAGTACACCTTGGTTGAGATAACCGAGATGCTGCAAGCCCATTATGAATGGGAAGAGCGACTTGGTGATATAATTGCGTACGGCACAAATGTAGGTTTCACTGGCAAGAAACCGAAGCGCAGAACAGATTCTACTACCAAGAGATCAGTGGAGTCCGACCGGCAGCATCTTCTGAAGATGATGCGTGGCGACGCTGACCCTGAGCCAGTGGAGCTGACTCCTGAGCTTGTCGAGACTGTTTTTGCCAATGAGGTTAAAGGTGCAAAGCGAGTTGACATCCTACCCCCTCAAACAGAGCCAGATCAAGATGTAGCGGCTGATGTGAGATATCTTAGGGCATTGGATCGCCTGCTCAAAGAAGAGCACAAGGAGAATTAATGACTGTAGCGCCAATTATTGTACATATCTTGGGTGACACCGCTGAGCTAGAGGCTTCTCTAGCGACTGCAGGTGGCGCGATAAAAGGCTTCGGCGCGGCATTGATGGGGATCGGGACCGGACTAACCGCCCTCCTAACCGTTCCTATAGTTGGAATTGGGGCCGCAGCTCTTTTATCAGCAAACAACGTCCAGAAAGCGTACGCTATAATTATAGCAGGAACAGGCGCCACAGGAAGCAAACTGGATGGATTAGAGAAACAGTTTGACTCTCTTGCTGCAAGTGTGCCAAATTCATTCACCGATACCGCTACCGTTCTCACCACGGTCAACGAGAAACTTGGCTCCATGGGTGTCAACGTCGTTGACATATCCCACAAGATTCTTGACGTGTCGAGGATGACCGGCGAGAGCGCTACGACTCTTTCTTCTGATTTTACTGCTGCAATATATCAGTGGAAGGATCAGATCAAGAATGTAGACGACTTCATGAACGAGGTGTACTCCACCGCGCAGGAAGCTCGCGTTCCCGTCACCACTATCCTAACCGACCTTGATCGCTATGGCCCAGTGATTCGTTCGGCAAACATTCCATTACAAACCGCAATTCCAATTATCGGGGAGATTGAGGCTAAAGGCGAAGACGCCACAAGGACTTTCCAGGGCATGGCCTATGCGTGGGCAAACACGGCCAAGATGATTGCCTCTCCGTCAAAAACCACGCAGGCTACCGTTGACGCTATCACGGAGTCCGCTGCAAAAGCGGGCATTCAACTTACGAGCACCGGCAACGACTTACAAGCGGTTTTCTATGGTATAAAGAGCGGTATAATCACCGATGCTGAAGCCGCTAACATATTCGGGCCGAGGTTCGCTGATAACATAGACTCGATGATACGGGACGGCACGATCTCCGGCGAAGACTTCATCAAGATGACGTCGGGGATGTCGATGAATATTGATGACGTAGGACATCGCACGATCACATTCGCTCAGTCGCTTGATATTGTCAGGAATGCGTTTGAAATTGCCATAGACCCACTCGGCGCGAAGATGATCGCAGTCTTCCAGCAGATGCTGCCAGCGGTTATGGGTGCTATTGGGGTTCTCGGACGACTGATGGATGTATTTGCAGGCTTGCCGCTGCCTGTGGCTGACGTTGTGATGGCCATCGCAGCCTTCGCGGCAGGAATTGGCCCTGTCCTCGTAGGCACAAGCGCCCTTATATCCGCCGTTGGAAACATTGTTAACGGGTTTTCAAGGCTCATAAATATAGCCTCTACTGGGGCCAGCGCACTTAGTAACTTCTTTAGCGCCGGTTCTGCGACGACAGCAACAGCGTCAATTGTTGCCGAGACGGGGGCTATAGATGACGAAACCGTCGCTGCTTCAGCATGCGCAGTGTCAGAGGGGGAGCTGGCCATTCAAAGGGAAGCGGCAACAGCGGCTGTAGTTGAGGCGACTTCAGCAACTATCGCAGAAACCGTAGCCGAAGATGACCTTACTGCCTCGATTGTCGCAAATGCACTTTCAGATGAGACATTAATCGGAAGCAATACTGTTTTAGCGGGGAGTGCCGATTTAGCGGGCGCCTCGTTAATTACCGAAGGCGCTGCAGCCGATGAAGCGGCACTATCCGAAGATGCTTTAGCGGTCAGCGCAGGAGTAGCTGATGTAGCTGTAGGAACTGGTCTTGTAGGCGCATTGGTTAGTCTCTTAGTCACGTTAGGAACCATCGCAGCGGTATTGGCGCCCATCGTGCTTCTCATTGGCACCCTCGCTGCAGGTTTCATTATGGCCTATGAAACCTCTTCTACGCTCCGTGATACCATTGCGACCGTAGGTGGCGTATTCGTAACCTTTGGCGGCCAACTGATGGAGGGCATCGGCCTCATTATTCACGGAGACTACAAATCAGGTTTCGCAGATTTCCAGAAGGCGTTTACTGACCTGTGGAAAGGGCTTGTGGTAATTGATTGGGACCACATCGGTGAACAGATTGACACCGAGATAAAGGACGGCATTGCAAACCACAAGGGCGAGATTATGCACGCCCTTGATGGCTTCGAGGCAGAGGCAATTAAGTTCTTCCAGGGTGTTAACTGGGAGTCAGTCGGCACGGTCGTCGGGCAGGCGTTAGGTACGATGCTTGCCATCGCACTCAACGGTGCCATGACTGCGCTCGGTAGCGCTGCCCAGGGACCAGGCCAAGTCACCGCTCCACCAGGCTTTACGCAGACCGTAAGTCCCTCCGATGTAACCGCTCAAAACCTCAAGCTAGCGCAAGGAACCTCTGGGCTTGCATATAACGCCCAGGGGCAACTAACTGGCGCGATGCAGACGACAGACATGACGACCCAACTTGAGCAGGTTGGCGAGGCTGCTGCAGGCGCCTTCGTAAGAGGTTTCGAGAAGGGCTTTACGGATGGGCTAAAGAAAGTTAGGTGGGGCGACCTGCTCTGGGGCATTATTAACACCGACTTGTCAACGGGTCAGCAAACCCAATGGGGCTTCGATCCAGGCAACAGCCCTCTTAAACATTGGATTGACGACATTGGCAGCTGGTGGGATCACATCAACTGGGGGCAGATATTCAACTTCAATAACATTCAGTCCGCCCTTACGAGTGGCTTAGCCGGTCTTGCGAGTGGGGTGGGACACTTATTTGACCCGATAATGACGCCCATCAACAACTTCGTTAGTTGGTGGAACGGCTTGCACTTCGGGCCGATAGCACTTCCTCAGATCACTTTGCCTGATTTGAACCCGATACACATCCTCGAGGAAGCCCTGCACGCGATCACCAATATCCCAAACGATGTTATCGACCTCACTGTTAACCTTGGTGGCGTTGCCATATCAGTTTTACAGGAGTTGCAAGGTATCCTTGATTGGATTGTTCGTCATTTCAGCACGCACGAAATAGAGCTGGATATTAAGATCCCTGGCATGGATATGTTGGAGAAGGTCTATGGCGATTTGATGTATATCGTCAACCACTCCGCAATAGTAACCACACTCAAGACAGAAGCGGACTCCCTTATTACGAAATGGAATGATCTCGGCATCAGTGGTAAGTTTGGACCGTGGAGCATTGGCGGCGAAACCATACCTTCAGTAGGCTGGGGCGGCTTTGACATACCTTCTGTTGGCTGGCCAGGATTTGACATCCCATCAGTTGGGTGGGGCGGCTTCACGATTCCTCCTGTTGGGTGGGGCGGCTTCACGATTCCTCCTGTTGGATGGGACGGCTTTACGATTCCTTCTGTAGGTTGGAATGGTTATAACTGGGGCGGTTACGATTGGCCTGGATTTCATGGAGGGGGTGGTTCCGTTGGAGGCGGTTCCATTGGAGGCGGTTCTTGGACGGTTGGGCCATATACCGCAGGATTTACGCTTGCGGGACAGAACCTAAGTGCAACCGTTGGTCCTTGGACTTGGGATCTTCCTTCCGTCCCAGTTCCAACAATCCCAATTCCGAACATTGATATAGGCGGCTTTGATGTTGGAGCGATTAATATAGGCGGTTTCCAGACCGGCACGCACCAAGTTCAAGGGTGGAACACCGGCACGCACCAAGTTCAAGGGTGGAACACCGGCACGCACCAAGTTCAAGGGTGGTCAACTGGCGATCATCCTGTTAAAGGGTGGTCAACTGGCGAACACCACGTTCAAGGGTGGAACACCGGCGAGCATACTGTTCCGAAGGTCGTCGTAGAAGAAGATTATTCGTGGAAGGCTCCGCAAATACCTCTGCTCGCTGGAGGCGCTATCATAGGCGCAAGACGCGGCGGCGTTCCAGTACTTGCAGCCGAAGCGGGGAAACCAGAGCTATTCATCCCGTGGGATCGTGTAGGTGAGGACTGGGGCAACCTACTCAGCACGCTTCCGAGGTTGGCCGGAGGTGCTATAGTTGGGGCAATGTCTCCGCCGTATATATCTGGCGGCGGGACTGGCACTGCACAACGCGAAGAAAGAATTGTGAATTATCAAGTAAACGTCACGGCTGACGGCGAGCAGATACAGCGCGAGGTTTTCGCTGCAATTCGTCAGCTTGAGGATTTCCATCATCTTTAGGACAGTAGAGGAAAAACATGACTGAAACGTGGGTACTCAAAACGTATGATGGTGAAGTTTATAACCTAAACACAGAGGCAGCGGAGCTCAATTATGACACGGTTTACAATCTTCTGCAAGGGGTGACGGGGCATCACGGAATGCCAGTCACAATTTTATCCGACGTCGTAGTAAGCATAGCAGGCGCAGAGACGCGCCAAGTGCTACGTGGAATCCGCACCGTATATCTTCCATTATACATCAGAGGAAAAGACCCACAAGATTTTCATAAGAACCTCGAAAAACTGAGAAGATCGCTTGACCCCATGCATGAATGCCAGCTGTGGGTCACTAATGAGGAAGGCGAAACGAGAGTCCTGTATTGCAGGTATAGTAAGGGATTTGAGAACGCCGTTGATGATGACAAGCGCCAGGCTTCATGGATGAATGTCCCACTTTATGTTGAAGCGGATGACCCCTATTTTTATGACCCTCCAGGCGCGGAAGTTACGCGCATAATCCTTTCAAATCCTTTTGCAGCCGAGTTTCTAACTCCTACCGTTGTTTTGCAAAGCCTTACTGCGGACGCAGTCGCGACCAGTTTCGTCTTATATGTAGATTCTGTAGAATACTTTGTAGCAGGCCAGTCAGTTGAGATTATCAGCGGGGCTGCTGATTACACCCACTATGAAACCTGCGTAATTGATTCTGTAGACCTTACGGCTAACACGATCACTCTAAAAGGTTATCTTCGCGATGATTTCCTTGTCGCAGACGGCGCATATGTGCAGGTCGTAGACGACACCGAGATATTCGTTTCAACTGACGCCGATGGGCGGGTGCTCAATGAGGGCTGTAATTATGTGATCTTCTGGATGCGAGGTTGTCCTCCGTGCATAACGGCCTTAAACCAACTTGCGGATATGCAAAAGGCAAATCCAAACATCACGGTCACAAAAGTAGAAATTCAAGACGCTGATGCCAGTGAACAGGGTATAGGGATGACTGCCGCCAAGATACTTTATCCCGAAGCTTACGAGTTTGCTACGAACTGTGGGCCGCCTCCGGCTGCAGGATATCAAGTCATTGATGGGATCATGCCCGCCGTTATTGCGCTCTACCGTAAAGGGGCCTTTATACAGGCGTGGTGTGGCGTTCACACGACGCAGGTTGATCCGATAGCGACCAATGAACTTGAGGATGCGTGTGGGCCGCGAGTAGCTTGGAGGATCGGCAAGAAGTATTTGGGGGACAATATTATTGTTGAGAACAAAGGCGATGCAATCGCGTATCCGGTCTGGACAATTTCTGGACCTGGGAGCAGCCTACATCTCGCAAACGTCACCACTGGCGACGAGTTTTTATTAGACCACGACATCATCCCTGGCGAAACTGTGGTCGTTGATTCACGCGAAAGTGCTCATACGTGCGGCAGCACGAACCAGGCTGATTTTCAAGGGACGGGCTATTGGGCTACTGAGACTTGTCCAACCTGCAAGGGAACGGGGGTGGTGCTCGGCTGCGCTACGTGTGGGGTTTATGAAGTCTGTCCTACCTGCCACGGAACCAAGACAATCCAGGTCTGGATTCCGTCGGCTAGTGGTAGCATAGCTGATGCGGCAGGGATGTTTAACCTACGTCCGCAAATTGATGTAAATAAAAGGGTATTCTGGGGTCTTACCCCTGGCCCGAACGTTATCAAGGTCGAGTTGACCGGCGCCGACTTAACAAATACGTCGGTTCATTTCACGATGGTTCAGCGGTATGAGGGTATGTAATGCCAGGGAACACGCTTGTTGATGCCAATTGTGAAATTATCCTGAGAGATGCTAACCTAGAGGATGCGGGTGAGGTAACGCGGTTTATCCAATGGACGTCGCTCCTCAAGCTGAATGACGTTTCGAGCTGGCAACTGGACGTGCAGACGCAGAACTTCAGGGATTATGGAATTGACGAGACTATGGGGATCATGTTCAGAAGAGATGGTGAACTCATTCTTGACGGCCCCATTATGCAGATCAAGCAAAGCTTGGTTTCAGGCCAAGAAAAAACTTCTATCATTGGGGGCTGTGACTTAGCCCTATTAAAGCCAAGAATCTGTTATCCTGTGGTTAGCGGCCCCATTTGGGATACTAAAGCGGCTGGGGCGGGGGCTTGGCGTTTTGCAGTGATGCGGTCTGCGGTAGGGATATCCGCCGTGACTATAAAGGACTCTGAGTTTGACACGTCTACAACTGATACTTCTCATCCTGCCGTGCTCTATGTAGCAACTGCAATAGGTTTCGTTGACGGTAACACCTGTAACGTCATAAACACTAATGGCGCGATACATCCTAGAACGATCGTGGGCGTCGATTTGAGTGGTAATACAATCACCGTCAGTGATGGTGATTCTACTCCGTGGCCTACAGGCACTATGATCTACCAGACTTCGGGGGGAATCGTTGACGATCCGGCGTTTGTGGGCTACGACACTCGCACAGGGCCAGCAGAGAACGTAGCGAAGGAATTGGCTTATTTTAATGCTGGTGCTGGGGCGTGTGTTGACCAGTTTGGACCTAGAGCTATCCCTTTTCTGGTGGTTGCCCCGTCTACTGGTCGAGGAGATATTGTTACCGCGAATAGTCGCGGAGAGTCCCTTCTGACACAAATTCAAAACGTCTGCATAAGCGGGGGGATGAACTTCTCTCTTACACAGCAAGATCAAAGCTTAGTTTTTGATGTGTTTTACGGAAATGACCTTTCAGTTAACGAGAAGTTGGTATTCTCCGTTGACGGCGGGAACTTAAAAGATTATGATTATAGTTATGGGCCTCCGGTTGCAAACTTTGTCATGGGCGCCGGTCCGGATACTGGCACATCAAAGCTAATGCTGCCAAGTGGAGATCAAACGTCAATTAACCAATATGGGCGCAGGGAAACATGGATAAGTTCAGGAAGCTCGAAGGCAGGCGACAACGCTGCCACGATTGCCGCCAATATGGTAGCGGCGAACAATCTCGAACTGGCACAATCGTTGCTAAACTCTTCTCTCACCCTTAGCATACAGGAAAATGACCAAGTTCGTTATCCGAGAGACTTTAGGCTTGGAGATCGGGTGGGCGTGATGGTCGGAGACATGCTGACGAGTGCAGTGATCTCATACATCCGGTATGATATCCCCGTAGGAACAGGTGGGGCGCAGGGCTCGGCCATTGAAGCAGCGCTGACCAAGACAATGACGAAGCAGATGCGAATACAGGATGACCAGAGCAAGCTGTTACGACAAATCACTATGACGTGAGGACAAATGGGTATTCCACTGCGTTTTATTCTTCATAGCGGCATAATAAGCGATTTAGAATGGCTGTCGAGCATGGGATTCGACGAGGCAGGCCCAGTATGCAATATAGAGGACGTTCCGATGACTGCAACGGCCATTCACCGCGCAGGAATCCGATATGCTGCGGTTAACCCTTTCGCCGACGTGAGTGCAGCTCCTGGCGAAGCAGGCGCACCCCTCGCTCCTGCGTTTCAAGCGTTAAAAAGTGCTCACTGGGATATCGTCGCCGGTGCTGGAATGAGCGCAGACATCGTGCGAGTTGCCATGAACTACATGCACTTTTGTAGCTATGGCAGTGGAGAAAGCAGCGGAGAAACCAGCGTATATTCAGCGCCGTGGAACCACCCTGTAGTTGGGCCAAATACCCTTCACGTCGATTATATTGACACATTCAAGAGTAGCAGATGGTATCAATCATGCATAGACATGATGGCGGCAGCTGTTGCGGCTGGAAATTGTGGTGAAATTGGAATTATGATTCCCTTATGGGTTGGGTCTATTCTTGAGTCCTCACTATGGATCAACGTAATTAATGCAGCGCGGGCGCAAGGCGTTCCTTGTAGCAATGTTTGCTTTTGGGCAGACCAAGTGACGGATGGAACAGAGATACTGAAAACTGACGCAAGCGAAACACTCAACGGCCTGATAAAATATTACGGGGTGCGTCAGGGGATACAGGGAGAATAACATGGCGAAAGTGTACGGTATATGGGCCAATTCTTTTTCAAATATATCCTCACTTTGGAACATGGGCTTTGCTGATTTTGGTATAGTGAGTGGCAAAGATTCTGGTCCGCCAGGCGGTTTTGTGGGTGCCTGCAATGCCGTGGGTGCTACACCGTGCCTCCAAAACAGCGACAGCGGCTCTGGGGGGTGCTCTGGTGATTGTGATAATTATTACGCAGGTCTAGCCGGATCAGGACTTCAGGCAGTTGGTGGTGAATCTGAAGTTGGCCCAGAATATACGGCTATCCAGAATCACCTGATATGCTACAATATGGGTGGGGAAGGAACCGGCGGCGCAAGCGGCAACAACGATATATTTGGCGGCTACGAGGGCGCTCGCGTATCAGGATACGGCATGGCATCGTATCTTGAAACATACACAGCCAGCAGCATGATTAGTGCAGATGCGATGGGAGTCGCAGCGGCGGCAAATAAGGCCGCCGGATGCAAAGAGGTTGGCCTTCTCATTGGTTCATGGTCAGATGGCGACTATGGTGCAGACGCCTCGACCTATGCCGCCATGGTTAACGCATTCGCCAATCACGGCGTAGACTGTGCAGGATTCGCCTACTGGTATGTGCAAGGTGATGGCAGTAGTTTTGGGGGCAATGACCTCAGCATGATGCAACAGCTCATGGCGTGGTATCCTCCAATAAAAGCAAGCATGAAAGCTCGGTTTGGAGGCGCAGCAGGAACTGGTGCAGCTCCAGCAACCCCTGCTCAGCTTTACGGCGGTTCAACTCCTACTTGCTGCGCGTTAGGCGGTAGTGAAGTTGTTTGCTTTGTGCGCGGCACCACTGGTAACGTTTATATGAAGGCGTATTATGGCAGTGCTTGGCATAATTGGGATGATCTTGGTGGCGTCGTGGGAGCAGGAACCGGTCCAGGTGCAGCTTCTTGGGGCGGCCAGCGCGTAGACTTATTCGTGGGCGGTGGCGGCGGAGCAGTGTACCATAAAGGCGGCACCACTCCACCGTACGGCGGATGGGAGAATCTGGGAGGTACGACCACTTCTGATTGCGGTGCTTGCTCTGATGGAAGCGGAAATGTCTATGTGTTTGTGCGCGGCAGCGACGGTGCGCTTTGGCATAAGGATTATTGGGGCGGAAAATGGCACGGATGGTATAGCTTAGGTGGGCAACTCCTACCAGGCACCGGCCCTGCTTGTTGCTCCTGGGCCGCTGGAACTATAGACGTATTCGTTACAGGCACTAACAAAAACGTGTACCACATCCGCACATCTGGCGGTGGAAAGTGGGGGGGCTGGCAAAACTTGGGAGGCACTACGACGAGCACCCCTGGATGCGCCACTCCTGGAAGTGGCTCAATTGCTCTATTCGTTCGGGGACAAAACGGTGCGCTTTATGTGCGGGGATTCGGAGGCGGAAAATGGCTAAATTGGGAAGAACTCGGCGGCAATATGGCCGCAGGGACTGGCCCGGGCGCGTGTTATACGCTCGGTAAGTATCAGGTCTTCGTGGCAGGAACCACGAACGATATCTATCACACTTCAGGCAACGGTTCTTGGAGCGCATGGGAAGATATCGGCGGTTCTGTAGCCGTTCCACCGGCGTCACAAGAAGCTAAGGGTGGATCAGGAGCGATCCCATCAGGCGCTGCCGGTGGAGGCGGTTCACTTTCGGGTGCTCATATATGGATTGGATTCAAAGAGTCGAATCAATATGCCTGGACTGCCAACGTTAACACTTCAGTAACAATCACAGGGCAGGCCGGATACACGGACTCAAAAGGCAACTTTATTGCAGGGAAACCTTACACAGGCAAGCTCTGGCGCTGGGAGCAGGAATATGCTTCTGGGAAGGGCGGGGCATCGACTCAGATGGGACAGTTTACCCCAAACTCCGACGGCACATTTACGTGGAGTATCACGAGCGCCACCCCAGAAGAGATACATTACAACGTCGGATTTGTGGCCAGCGATGCAGTGGTTGGAGGCACCAAAGTAGTCGATGTTGCGGGCCATTATGTAACAGAAACAACGTCGGGATCAACAACCACGACTGCGGCTCACTGGAGCACCGTCACATCGTATATAATCGTAGAGGCAGGATGCCCATTTTGTGCCGAACTTGAAAACGAGTTAGGGCAAGTGAGTGGGTTCAAATATCAAATTTCAGACGTAAGCCAAGGTGGAAATAACTACGGTTACGGCGGTAACTTCCCTGGTTTAGTCTTGTGCAACGGCCAAAAAGTGTCCAGCCCTGGCGGAAGCTACGCCGAGAACGCACAGGCGTTACTTAACGTCATTAGGGCTAATTGCTGGATTCCCGCGTCGAGTTCGACATCGGGAGGCGGAACTAAAAAAGTATGGGTAGACCCGACATACAAAACTATTGGTGGGACTACAAAGCCGACTATATGGGCTGCGAAAGAATTGGTGATGAAATGGACCACTCCAACTTCATCCGGCACCACAGACAGCACCAACCCGAATACGTCAACGCCTACGATTCCTAAGATTGCACAAACTCCGGCAGGATTTGAATCCCCTGACGTTTCCCTTACTCCGGTGCTACCCATCCCGCCAGCCGTTGCGGAAGGTATTACGGTTGTTTTGAGAGATCACAAGAAAGCGGCAGGAACGAGGCGGCAGAGCTAAGATGAAACATAGCGTTAACAGTTTGGAGGAGATCTAATGACTACGCAACAATGCGTGACAGGCGAGACGAGCATCCCATTCAATCAGTCACCAGGGAACGTGATGACGGAAGTTCTCTGGGCGGCAATGATGAAAAACGTGCTCGATACAGGAGTTATAAAGGGTACGGCCATAACGCACACGCTGGCGGTGGCTCCCAGCACGGGTCTATCCGTAACGGTAGACCTCGGAGAAGCATGGGTTTACGGACATTGGTATCAGAACAGCATAGTTCAGACGCTTGTGTTTGATCCCAACACCAACGCAGCAGGAACGCGAGCCGATTTAGTCGTATTAGACTGTAAATGGGGCTTAGATGCAGGTATCCACCTGGCAATCGTTAAAGGCACCCCAGGAGCGGTCTGGCCCAGCGGCAATGGATCGTTGACAGGGACTCCACAAACCACTGATCCGATAACCCTCGTTGGTGTAGAATGGCAGCTTCCGATTTATCAGGTCAACATTCGTTACCAAGCCACCTCAATTCTAGCTTCTGATCTCACTGATTGGCGAAACTATGTAACAGCAGGAACGGCTAAAAGTGCCACATACGTCTTGTGCGATAGTGACACAACCAGTCCTGGATGTTCAGCTAGCGCAGATGCATGTGTCCCTGCTGGTTCCCTACACGCAGAAGATTTAATCAACAAAGCGCTCAACACGATATCTTCCACATACGGCGGTGGAACGCTACAGCTGTGCGAAGGAACGTATAGGACAAGTGCGCCAATAGTAGTCCCCTCAAATTGCAACCTTGTAGGGATGGGAAACAACACGCTTATTCAGATTCAGATCGCCGGTGGCGCCGTTCCGGTTATCTCAATTCCTACCCAGACTGATATAACGCTCCACGATTTCGCAATCGACTGCGGGGGTAGCTTCAATCCTACATCACCACCTGCAGCGGTCGCAGGAGCTGATGGAATACTCGTAACCGATAGCATGAGAGTTAAGATCAAAGACCTTGTGATATCAGGAGCGCGGGGCTTCGGGATAAACCTCGCAAGCACGGCCTCTTCGACGGCTTCTTACGGCCACAGGGTTGAGGGTTGCCTTATCCAAGGCTCATCTAATGCGGGAATACGACAGACCGGCTGTAGGGGGCGCATAACCAACAATCACCTTACCAATAATCTGAATGGGATCATACTCGACGGCACCTCAAGCACGCTTGGCGCCCTTGCGAACGTGATAAGCACGAATACCATTGATCTCAATGCCGAAGTAGGAATTTTGCTAGGAGAGTCCGGTGCAAATTCTCACTTTGTTCAGCATAACACCATCTCAAACAACGAGATCACCGACAACTGCATCCAAGCAGACAACACGTATGCGTGTGTCTCGGTTCTCGGCCAGTATGCGATACGGAACTTTATTACTGGCAACCAGGTGGTTGATACGGCGCAGACATACAAGCCACTTTACGGCATCTATCTGGATGCGACGGTCAGTTACAACACAGTTATGAACAACGAATGCAGCGCAGCGGCTAAAACCACTGCGAACAACATTGTCTCTGCCGGTAATACGACTTCAGCTAAGTCACCAAATTGGCTTCGATTCAACCGAAGCGGCAGTGTAAGCTCAGGAGCTGCGAGCTACGACGACTAGAAAACGACGAGAGGGGGCAGCAAAAGACTTGGAAGCACAGCAGAGATGGTTCGACGCGCATAAGACCCTCCACATCACCAACGATGCACATTCAGCCATATTACGTTTCGCTGGAAAACTGCAGCTTGAAAGGGGAGAGTTTGTTAGCATCTCGGCGGCTATAGAAGAGTTGGCACGGAGAGCGTTAGAAGACATATGAGATACGAACTGCACGGCGCGACATTCAGTGACATATCGTGGGCCGCTAACAACGGCATAGATGCGCTGGGCCTTATTGCTACAGCCACTGACACCTACGACGCCACGTTAGCTGCGATCCATAGCGCAGGAATGGAAGCAGGATTAAACGTTTTTAATAACGGCGAAGCTCCGCTTGGCTCCAGTGGCGAGCAGTACGATGCGTATATTCAGGATATAGCTGCAGCAGGGTGGGATTACATTTGTGGTGACTCAGTTGCTGGTGACGTCGTAAACACCATACGGAAATATATTCCATTCGTCAACCACGCAGGGGACATCGGAGGATTTCAACTCAGGGCGTGGCAGCCGCCGTGGAACCATCCGGTTGATGGCACCTATCCTCACCATGATTATATCTATACCTGGGTGAGCGGTTCGACTTACAACAGCTTGGACTCAACAGTGGCAGCCCTGGCGGAAGCCGCACAGAATGCAAGTGCAGTCGCTGGACGTTTAGGGGTCGTAATCAGCTCAGCATTGCCCTCGAACGTAGGCACTTGGGTAAGAACCATTGAGGCTGCTTCGGCAGCCGGTGCGACTGTTGATACTGTGGTGCTCACTACCGATATTACCTCAGACGTTGTAGACGCTGTACAGACCGGCGTTCTTGGGCCAATACTTACACAGTTGCAGGCAGTTTATCCACCGAATACTCCGGTAGTTGTTCCGCCCACTGGCACGACTGCGACTGCTATGACTGCTACGAATAATGCGACCAGTCCTGAAGCGGTGAACACTTCTTTTTCCATCTCTGGAACGTTAAAGACCGGCGGCGTAGGGTTAGGAAGCAAGACAATTTCAATCTATAGGAACGATGCTCAGAGCAACCAAAGCCTGATAGCAACTCCTTCCACTGACGGAAGCGGTAACTTTGCGGCCTCCGAGAGTGAGGCAGTAGCCGGTAATTATTCTTATAGCTGTATGTTTGCAGGCGACAGCACGTATGACACTTCTTCAGCTTCCACAAGCGTCACCATAGCCACGCAGGTTATCCCACCAAAGCCAGTTGTACCTATCGCTACAAGCACCCATCCTGTGATGTGCTCTGGGGGGGCAAACACTTTGGATGTGTTTTGCAAAGGTGGAAACACGTCGCTTTATCACGTTGGCGGCACTGGCTCATCGTGGGGCTCCTGGGCCGACCTCAGCACAAGCACCTTTATGTCCTCCCCTGGTTGCTGTGCGCCACAGTCAGGCCAGCTTGTAGCTTTAGTTAGGGGTAACGACAGCGCCCTATATTCTATGTCATATTACAGCGGTGCTTGGCACGCATACGATGACCTGGGAGGGACCATCACTTACGGGCCAGGAGGCAGCGCGTACGGTAACGGCGTTCAGGATATCTACGTGGTAGGAACGACCGGAGCGCTCTGGCACATGCGGTATATCCCAGGTTCAGGCTACTCAGTATTCCAAAATTTAGGTGGGATCTGCTACTCTGAGCCAGCAGCCACGTCTCCGGACAGCAACCATTACGCCGTATATGTTCGCAACTCTTCCGGAACGGTAAGCCAAGCCTTTTACGGCGGTTCGTGGGGATGGACAACCATTGGCGGCGCAAACATGCTCGCGGGAACCGGCCCAGGATGTTGCTCTGGTGGTTCTGCGTATCACATTTTCGCCAACGTAGGCAACAGCTTATACCACACTCAGGGCTCAGGCGGGGGCGCCTGGTCGGGATGGGAGAATATCGGTTGTCCTATTGGCGGAGCGATCACCTCGTCACCCAGCGCAGCGATGGTTGGAAGCACTTGTCACGTAGTTGCGCGAGGCAATGATAAGGCAGTCTGGCACATTTCCGGAACGACCGGAGCGTGGGGACAATGGGCGTCGATAGGCGGATTGATACCGTGAAGGAGGAGTTATGGTAGAATTTGAACCGATAGAAGGGCCGAAAATGAAGGTGTATCCGCCCACTGTGACGATACAGAATAATATTTTTCCACCGAAAAACGAGTTGCGGAATTGTACAACATGCGGCAGGGGACGTAGACTACCTCAAGATATTATGGATGAGGATTTTTACCATTATCACTGCTCTTGGGTTGGTCCAAAGCCATCGGAGCAAAAAGACCTCCGGACAGCTTTTCAACATACCGGCGACAAGCGACGTGATAATGGTTGTGAGTTTTTTGTTAGAAAACGGAGGGAATAACAATGGCAAGCGCGATTTTTGACAATGCCCCTGTTTCATTAATGACTTCAAAGGTGAATATAGCCGCCAATTCGACGAGCACCTTTTGCGTCCTCGGAACAGTAGCGCCACAGAAGGCGTCTTGGGCAACGTATAACGACATAAAATGGGCGGCATCAACGCCTTTTGAGATTGCAACGGTAAATGGCTACGCTCTGGGTGGCAAGGGCATAGCGACTATCGTTCCTACTATGGTTGCGACAGTGACAGGGTTAAAGACCTCAGCTTCGCTGGTGTTTACGACGACTGACACGATCACTGCGAACTATGCAATCGTTAACACGTTGGATCGGACAGTTGGTAGCCCAACTTCGACAACCACTACGAACTCGATATTGTGTTATCTAGGAATAGGCAATCAGACGGTCACGAACGGCACACTGACGCTTGGATGGAACACTAACGGCATAATCACCTGGACTGTAGGCGTAGCACAATAGGATGACATACAGAACAGGGACTAAGCGGCTCAACTACTCGGTCTGGGGTTGTTGCTATGCTCCAGGTCAAGGGTGGGACACGCATATGCAGCCAACCGACGGCAGCGGATCAGTGAATACAAGGGACTGTGACACTGGTGCTTTAGACCCTATGAACACTGGCTCCAGCGATATGATCTCGTACATCAAGAACAACGGCTGGGATGTGGTGCTTACCCCAACAGGTTACGAATTTGAGAATCCAAATCACGCCTCGAGCAGGGCTGGATACACGATAATTCAGGACTTCATAGAAACCTACGTTAACGTGATGGATGACAACGGCATAAAGTGGTGGCTTGAGATTACGCCTGTGTCGTCAGATTACGATAATTTCACCTATCAAACCACAGCCTCAACATATGAATCAGCCGCAGGGCCATTCCTGACCAATATAGAGAACAATCATAGCACAAACTTCCAGGGCTATATGTTTGAGCTGGCATACGAGGCGTTCGTTGAATGGCTAGGTGCGCGAACAAGTTTCACAGTTTCAAATAAAGATTTCACAGGTTTTGCTGACACTACAATGATGGACACGGCTGCCACAAACTGCCTCAAATTGCCCAACGGAAGCCTTGCGAGCATACAACGTCGGTGCAGCTATCTTGATGAGGTTATGGTTGAGATGCTGTGGGGTGGAATGACTGAAGACTGGATAACTGGGTTGCCGGTTGTCTTAGGCTATTATCCGAACATGAATATAACCCTAAATGTTGACGAGGTATGCCGGACAAATACTTGGAACGATGCTCCGCTCCAAGGTTTTCAAGTTGAAGGGACTACCGACACTGACTGGTGGTATGACTCAGCCGTAGCTGACAGTTGCTGGGCCGAACGGCAATGCGCCCTGCAACGGTGCCATCAGATTTATGAAGTGCTGGTTGGTTTAACGGGCGCACCGTTCAAAGGGATGTGCTATGACTTTGGAGCTCCTGTCTGGCCTGACATGGGCATGGGCAGCCCCGACATATCATATTTCCTAGAATTTGTAGACAACTTTGGCTTTACTCAATTAGCACAAACAGTCAATACGTCGGTTACATTAGCGTGAGGCATCATGACGCTCAATATAAGTTACCCTCAAAAGCGCCAAACCGGAGGCGCAATATTCGGATGGAGCGGCGCCGGTAACGCAACGACTGCGGATTATAATTATGCAGCGGCTAATAACATCACGGTTGGGTTAGATTGCAGCACCACTGATGCGAATGCTATCTACAATTACACCTACAGCAGCGGTTCACTCACTACGTTTTACAACAACTGTATAGCACCCCTTGAAGCTAAAGGGATATACTGGACTTTAGAGCTAGAATATTTTTGGGCTGGCTCGTGGCTTGATTTGAATACCCCGTGGAACATGCCACCATATCCAGAGTCGTGGTTCTCAGGAACGCCGAACTCGTGGGATGCGGTTTTTGGTCCATTCTTGACATGGATTTTCGACAACCACAACGACTACTTTGCGGGTCCACACTATGAAGGTGGTAATTGGAATATGTGGGCATACCTCGCTGACAAATGCGCGGGGCATTCCCCATGCTGTTTTAAGAGTGGGGGTCGTGGCGGGCGGCCTGCTTTTGGTGGAAGCTATAGTCCTTGGATCGAAACGGGCGAAGCAGCCGTTCAAGGCGTGACGATATGCTATTGCACAGGAACAGACTCGAATGGCAATCCGGTTCAGCACACGGAGCAAGATTTTACCTTGCTGGTTCCTGAGATAGAATTTGAGATTTACACGCCATATATGCTCTATGACGGGTGCCTTCCGTGGATGGCGGCGGTTGTTGGGGTTCCGGCGTATGCTAAGACGCGAATGGGAATCAATTTTGACCAAGTGGGTTCACCATCAAATACTAGCAGTGACTGGTGGCTACCCTCCGGTATAACCATCAGCACCAGAGCGCGTGCGGAACAACTCGGAGCCTTGCAGAAGTTCAATTATATCCGCGACTTATATGGGGCGTTCGACTGGTATGACGTTTGTTACCAGAATTATCAGGGCGACTTCAGTTCAGGGGGCTACGATTGGTATGATAGTCTCGGCATCATACGCCCTGGCACCTCGCAGTCATTATCGGTTAACCTTTAGGATTCAAGATGACATCAGGAACAATAACCGTAGTACGGGGCGTGCAATGTAATATCCACCTGGCGGTAAACAATCCAAGTGGCACCTTAATAAATATTCAGAACACTACAGAATCCGCCACGCTCACGTTTACGGTTACTTCCACAAGCATCTCAAAAGGCACATCAAACTGGACAATATTTCCGGCATATTATCTTTATGAGGATGTGTATCAATCCGGCTGGTGGGATGAGCGAAACTATGAATATCTTATCCGTATTCTTCCGGCTGACACTACAGGGCTCAGCGGGAACTACACCTACCATCTTGCGGTCACAACGACAACGTACGGCACTCAGAACTTTACCGGCACTTTCACGGTCGTAGTTCCGGCTGCCGGCCCCAACTTCTCAGTGAATAACGGCGGAACGCCTGCATTGATTTACCTCGAGACGCTTGTGAGTGGCAACAATACGGCAGAACCGGCGGCCAATATCACCTTCAACGTTGCGAATATATCAAAATCTACAGCAAATAGTTCAATATTTTATAGGGTTCCTACGTTAGACCCTGCAAGCACCGACCCTTATGGCCATGTTATCCGGCTATATCCTGGGGAACTTGCGTCATTGGCTGCGGGAAGCTATACATATTCCTTGATCGTCACAACGGCAACGTATGGCACCAAAGCCTATTATGGCACGATGACCGTGACAGGCGGCACCAATGTTTCCGTGACCGCTGCTACTGCATCTCTATCGTTTTCTGCAAATACCGCCAAAGCAGCAGTTAATGCACCAGGAGTTGCTGCTACCACATCATTTAATGCAAACGCCCCTACGATCAGCCCAGTCGCTACTGCGGCTACTGCCATTCTAAATTTTAACGCAAATCCGGCAGGCACTAGCGTCGAAAATGGCGACGTCACAGTAACTACGGTTCCAGCTGTCCTTCAGTTTAACGCAAACCCTGCCTCGACCACTTCGACGCCTGGGACCCCCGTTACGGTAACTGCGGCAACCGCTACCGCGTCATTTAATGCTAACGTTGGAACTGCCGTTGCCGACCCACCACCTCAGACGTTCTTTAGCAAGGTTGGCCAGTTCAACACACCTACCGCTGTCGGTAGTCAAACTGTAACCGGCGTGGGGTTCACGCCAAAGGTCGTCATTTTCTGGGAAGCACCAGGAGCTTCTACAGGATGGAGCATAAGCAGTCTATTTGGCATTGGATTTGCCGCTAACAATAATGGCACGATGCAGGTTGGGTATATCACGATCGCAGACGGCAGTGGCCAAGACAACAGCCAGCGTGACAAGTGGAGCTCTACCTCATCAATCGGGTGCGTCAATTACAACAGCACCATGATTAATGAGGGGGTCGTTACCGCTTTCAATTCTAACGGTTTTGTTATAAACTGGACTACGGCTACCGCCGCACTTCCAATACACTATCTGGCGCTCGGCGGCACCGCCATCACCAACGCGGCAGTAATATCGTGGACCGCTAATTCAACTACAGGCAACCAAAGCGTTACGACCGTTGGATTCACGCCAACCTCCGTTATCACGATAGGAGATGCCTCTACTGCCGCAAGCGGCTCCTTAGCTGCGGACGGGAGATATCATATAGGTGCAATGGATGGCACCAGTCAATGGGCGATGTTTGGCTATACGTCCCTCACAGTTCCGACCAGCACAGGGCGCCTTCAGCTTACCGATTCTTGCATAGTTGGTAGATCAACGCTTGCTGTAGGAACGCCGTCCTACAAGGCGTCATATGTGGCCATGCTGTCCAACGGCTTCCAGATAAATTGGAGCGCTGCAGACGGAAATGCACGTAAGTTTGTTAGCTTATGCTTGCAAGGCACCGTTTGCCAAGTAGGGAGCTGGACAAAATCGACCGCTGCTGCGCCAGCCACCGACACCATAGGCGGCCTCAATTTAATACCGTTTGCCGTGCTTGCGGCGACTGATAGCTATCCTGCATCTGCAAGTATGCAAACAGGACACCGCCTCATGATTGGTGCTTCAGACGGCACGAATTTTGGCGTGACGGGCGTGACGGACAAGCACAACGTTTACCCGAGCGTTGCCTATAAGTTCACCTCTCCTACCGCAGCGTTGAACATCTCAGACAACGACACTGAAACCAGCGACGCGGTTGGCACCCTCACCTTCTCCGGCGCAAATGTTCTGGCGAACTGGTCAACGAATAACGCCGTTGCGACGCAGATGCTCTATCTTGTTTTCGGAATGCTCGGTGCAAAATTCACGCAAACTACCGTTCCTAACCTTACTGGCACCGTTTATCTTCCCTCTGTCACAGTGCAAAACAACGCCTTCTTTTGGAATCAGACCGTCGTTCCAAATGCGGGCGGCGCAGCGATAGCACCTAGCGTCGGCATTGAGGTGGACCCGTTGCCTCCGGATGCTACAGGGGCAGCAATAGCTCCGGATATTGACGTAAAGAACCAATACGTTGTGTGGAATCAGGAAGTGGTTCCTGATGCGACCGGCGAGGCTATCGCTCCAGTTGTGGTTTTAGCTGGCCGAAAGAACCTTGCTGCTGTACCACCTACGACTATGTTGACGGGTCAGCTCAGTGACGATGTAACGTTAGCTGGAGAGAGCGAATCGACTGAGACGCTAGAGGGTGCGGAAAAAGATGACGTGACGCTGGAGAAAAAGGAGGAAAAATAATGGCTGTAAGCCTAGACATAAGTTCAGATAACCCTGACATTCACATGGATGAACAATCTTCCATGAACGTGACCGTTTATGCAACTGACAAGAAGGGCGTTTTAAAAGACCTGACTGGTGCTAGTATTACGTGGGTAGCTAGTTTCAACGGCGTTCAACAGGTCAAGAAAGACATTGCCACTATGACTATCATGCTCGCACCGGCAGCCACGGCCAGCCTCACTTCAGAGGCGGCTGCGGGTGCCGACACTATTGATCTTGATAAAGTCGCAAGCTTTGGCAGGGACGCTTGGGGAAGGCCAATCGCTGACTTCGCAGCTGGTGACTTTATAACGGTCACTGATGGAACCAACAGCGACTTGATGACCATCGAGAGCATTGATCTTTCAGGGTTTTCATTGACGTTCACCAGTGGGTTAGGTAGCACCTATCAAGCTGCGGCTACCGCGACAGAGATCATACCGTCGTTCTCGTTCTCACTTCTTGTAGGGGATACGATTCTCCCAGCCACTAAATCATATGGAACCGCGATAATCTGGCAGCACATGGCGCTTGCTTCGTGGCCTGCCGCTATGTCACCAGGGAATATATATCAAGCAGCGACGGATATGGTTGCGATTCGTGGACGTATGTTCATCATGCCTATCCTTGATATGAGCTAAATGCCAAAAGGAGTTTATGTCCATAAGAAAGGCGTCCCGCACCCACACAAAGGCAGTCACGCCCCAAGACCAGGAGCACGCGGCCCTCGGCCTGCGGCTCGTCACTCGCACAAAGCGTACGTTCACAAGAAAGGCTACAAGATTCATCGCGTGGCGCCGTACAAGAAAGGCTACCACATCCACAGGGTTGCGCCCTATCGGCATGGTTATCACATCCACCGTGTCGCTCCCTACCGAAAAGGCTATCATATTCACCGAGTTGCCCCTTACCGAAAAGGATATCACATTCACCGAGTCGCGCCATACCGGCGAGGGTATCATATACATCGTGTAGCCCCTTATAGACGTGGCTATCATTTATCGCACAAACGCATTGGCAGGTAGGCGAGCCTATGAAAAAACTTGAATTTAAACCGATATACATCACCGTGATTATCGCGGTTATGTGGGGGCTGAGCACGCTCCTGTTGCTCCACGGAGCATTATTCCATAACCAGACGCTGCGAAACCTCGATGTAAGTAACGGCCTTGAGGTTGTTGTGGCGCTTGTTTCGTTCGGCGTGCTGGTTCTATGGCTATGGTATATGGTGCGCCTTGGAAAAAAGATGGACTGGACCAACGGAGGAGACTAATGGGCTACACTGAAAACATGGAAGACTGCGAACAACGAGCACAAACAAGACGAGAAGCAGCAGAACGTACTGCAGAGCTTCGGCTACAAACCGCTGAAGCGGTAGCGAAGAACTTGCTCGACGTCGCGGCGGAGAAGGCGACATCGCTTGTCACGGAAGCGGCTATCAGGGCGAAAGACCTGTTGGATGTGGCGGAAGAGAAGGCAGTCGAGCTAGTCCGAGAGGAGAGCATAAAAGCACAAGAGCTTGTTAAAAGTGCTGCTGAAGCAGACAGTAAAGGCGGCGATTAACATGGATGATGAACGAGCAGCGCACCGTATAGAAGCGGAACGAAAGGCGCTTGAGTTAATCGAGCTTACCGCAGCAGAAGCGCGGAAGCTTATTGATGATAGCGCAGAACGCGCACTAGCCCTCCTTGCAGACGCAGTAGAAAAGGCGAAAGCAATGGTCGAAGCAGAGCGCAAACGTGGTGGAGACACCCACGACATGGAGGTTCATGTGCAGGAGGCGCAAGACGACCTGACGGCGGCA